AGGGTGGCCAATATATCGAGGACGATTCAAAAGATTATCAGCACATCACAACTGCGTTGGGATATGGCATCGTATACGAAACTCAGCCATTTGCTGGTAAAATTTCTAGTGTTGAAAGATAGGTTTAAATGCCAAGAGAAGGTATTGGTTCAGCAAAAAATGGAAAGCATTACTGGTTAACGCCTCCTGATTTGATGGAGAATTTACAAAAAGAGTTTAACTTTTATTGATTGAGGCTGGTGCAGAAGTTAGAAATTTAAAAGATGTTAAGTGGTGCGCTATTGAAGATGGTTCACCAGGTAAAGGAATTGGACAACACATTGCGTGTTTTGTTTTAAAAGGTAAAAATAACAAAAAGGATTGATATGGCTCTAAATTATGCAAACCCAACAATCAGGGAACAGATCATTCAAGAAATCAACCAAAAGGAAAACATTGACAGGAAGGCCATTAGCCTTGGTCAGTTTGAAATCTATTCTGATCGAATCAAAACCCAGGTTGAAAACTATTTAAAAGGTTTTTATTCCGAAAAAACAGTTAAAGAAATGCCGATTGTTTCAACAATCAACTTGGCAAAAAGAATCGCAAACCAAGAAGGTGCAATCTACGACAATGCTCCTGTAAGAACTTTTGAAGGTGTTTCAGATGAGCAAAAAGCAGCGCTAGAAAAACTTTACAAAGATTTGGGAGTCAACCAACTGTTTCAAAAGGCAAACAGGATGTTTAAACTCCAAGACCAGATCCACATTCAATTGACACTTGGAAACAGAAAACTAAAGCCAAAAGTTTTGATGGCTCATCAGCTTGATGTTGTTCCAAGCCCTTTTGATCCTGAGGAGGCTGATGCTTACATTGTAAATGGATTTGATCGTTCGATGTATTCGCCAGATATAGTTTCAGAAGTCGATAGTCAAAACCAGTTGATTGCTGACCAAGACGATTACAAAGCAAACACTAAAAGAATGGCTCTTTGGTCGGATCAGTTCAATTTTGTCATGGATAAAGATGGAAACATTCTCAGCCCTGATCCAATGAACCCGATCAAAATTAAGCCATTTGTTGAAGTTTCCAGAATCAAGGATGGTGAATATTGGTTTAGAACTGGAGCCGCCTTAACTGATTTTACGATTCAGTTTTGCGCCGCATTGTCCGATCTTGCTCAGATAATCCGAGTTCAGGGATTTGGTCAGGCTTTTATCAAAGGCCTTGAAAGCATGATTCCAACAGAGGTTATTGTTGGACCAAGCAGAATAATCAAGCTGCCAATTGATCCAAATAGCAATGTTACAACTGAGTTCGGTTTTGCAAACCCATCGCCTGATTTGGCTGGATCGCTTCAATTTATTGAAATGGTTCTGTCTGCGTTTCTAACATCTCGCGGCCTAGATCCATCAACAGTCAACGGAAAAGCGGCTGCTGAAAAGTTCAGTTCTGGATTAGATAGGCTTTTATCTTTGATTGATGATTTTAAACCAGCTCGGGATGACTTTGATTTATTTGAAAAAGCAGAGCGTGATTTTTTCAACATCTTGAAAGTTTACCTAAACACATATGGTGGATCGGAGTTTTTGCCCGATTTGAACATTGGTCAGATTCCAGAAAAAGCAACTGTCACGGTTAAGTATGCTGGTCCAGAACTAATCATGACTGAATCAGACAAAATTGATCTTGGAATGAAAAAGATTGAATCTGGATTCTTTGGAATTATTGAAACAATCATGGATGTTAGGGGAGTCAGCAGGGAACAGGCTGAACAGATTTACAAAGAAAACCAGGCTGTTGGTTTAATCGAAAAACCAGAAACAGATCAGGAAGATCAACAAGAATCAAAGGATGATTCAGCAGAAAATGGCAGCGAATCCTAAGGGTTTAAAAGTTACAAAAAATGAGGTGTCACAAGAGTTTGATTTAAAAGAAATCACGGGTGTTGATCTATCTAATAAAAAAAGATTAGTCAGGGCGATCCAACAAGATATTATTGATTACACTTTGAAACGCGCTGGTGAAGGAAAAGGAATTGGAGGCACGACTTTAAAAACTCCCTATTCTGAATCCTATGCAAACAGTCCTGCTTTCAAGGCTGCTGGCAAAGATAAAAACAAAGTTAACATGAGATTAGTCGGAGATATGCTTGGTTCACTTGATGTGATTTCTGAAAATGGTGCAAAGTTTAAAATTGGGTTTGTTGATGAAGAAGAAAACGTCAAAGCCTTTGCACACATGACTGGATTCGAGGGTCATCCACACATATCTGGTCCAAAAAGAAAATTTTTTGGACTGACTCAAAAAGAACTTTCTGACATTCTTTCAGATTATTCTGACGAGATTGAAAAATTAAAGCAGACTAAAAAAGAGCCACAATCAGAACAAACAACCCAAGTAATTAGACAACAGGAGCAAACTGCGTCAGAGTTTGAACAGTTCCTTGGCCGTGTTTTAAGAATCACCGATATTGTTGATGTTACTGAGGACTAAAAATGGCAATCAAAGTTAAAGTGAACAAAGAAAGCATTGTCAGAAGTCAACAGGGTTTTGAGGATTTGATTGACCGAGTATTATCAGGCAAAACAATGCTCAATGAGATTGGCGACAACATTGTAAATGACATCACTGTTCAAACTAGGCTTGGAAAGTCTACTGTCACTGGTAAACCATTTAAGGCATTGAAGGATTCAACAATTGCCCAAAGAAAGAACATTGCAAAACACAACACGGTTCACCCATCGTTTTCGCCAGCTCGGTCCAACCTAACAATCACTGGTCAGCTCATTGACTCAATGCGCCGCAAGGTTTCAAAAGGATTGATTGAAGTTTTTTTTGAGGGAACACATAAGCCTTATAACACTGCTGGTAAAAAGAAAAAGAGCGGCAAGCAGAAGCCAGTGACAAATGAGGAGCTTGCTGGATACATGGCAGAAAAAGGTAGACCATTCGTTGGTGTTAGACCAAAGTTAAAAGAAAGAATTGCCAGAATTGTGGTTCAGTATCTCCGCAGGGCTGGTAAAGTTGCAGGATTTATTTAAACTGGACTTGTCAACAAATCATAAGGGAGACTAAAATAATGAGTGAAGCTAACAAAGGAGCCAGTGGCTCGCCAGATCAAACCGGCAGTGTCGTTGAATCTGGAGATGAGTCAAAGGGAACTGTTTCTTACGACACATACTCAAGAACACTTTCGGAAGTTAAAAAGCTGAAAGCAAAATTGTCTGAGATGTCATCGAAGGAACAGGAACGGGAAGCTGCTCAATTAGCTGAGCAGGGTAAATGGAAAGAGGCCGCTGAAGCTGCACAAAATAAAGCAAAAGAGATTGAGTCCAAACTCAGTGAGAAGGACAAGGCTTTTGCTAAAAAAGTTTTCAATGCTGAATTGAAAGCTATGGCAGCTAAAATGGGAGTTATCCCAGAGGCAATGGACGATTTACCAAAACTCGGTGATTGGTCGAATGTTGAGATTGACGAGGACTTCAACATCAATAAGCAAACGCTGGAAACGTCGCTTGCAAACTTGATCAAGTCTAAGCCTTTCTTGGCTAAAAAGGCCGCCTCTGCGACTAAAGATGTTTTTACTAGCGGATCGGGCAGTGCCCAGGGGACAACTAAGAGTTTAAAAGAAATGACCAGAGAAGAATTGTATGCTCTGGCCAAACAAATGAACTAAACAAAAAAATGGGCGGATAGCTCGGAGGTTTAAATGCCAGATGTAATTACAGGCAACACGCAGGTGGGGCCAACAAAACAAGAATTGATTGCTGCAATTGTGCAGAAAGAATTGAAGTTTAACGCTAGTCTAGCTGGTTACGTTTATGACGTTTCTCGCTGGGCGGTCAAAGGTGCAAAGACTATTAAGTTTCCAAAACTTGGTTCTTTCACCGTTGAAAAACGTGCTTCTGCTGCTGCTGGAACTATCCAAGCATTGGCATCGGCTGTTGATGAACTTGACCTTGATCAAAATGCTTATGTTTCTTGGTTGATCGACACCAAAGACGAAATCCAAAGCACTTTGAACTGGAAACTTGAAAACGCTGCTCGCGCTGCTGCTGCTCATGGCCGCCAAGTTGACTTGGACATCATTGCAAAGGCTTTGGCTGTTGCTGATGACAACTTTACTCAAACTGGCGTTATCACTCGTGACAAGTTTTTAGCAATGAGACAAGCACTCAAAAAAGCAGACGGTAACTTGAACGATTGCGTTTTTGCTGTTTCTGTTGACATGGAAACTTCATTGTTAAAAATCGACGAGTTCACCAGAGCTGAAGTCTATGGATCTGCTGTGATTCCAAACGGTTTGATTGGTAAACTTTACGGTGTGCCTGTCATCACTCACAACGGATTAGCTGATGGAACTGGTTTCTTGATGGAAAGAACTGGTTTAGCTCTTGGATTCCAGTCTGCTCCTGCTTATGGATCACAGCCAGAAATTGCTTTTGGCGTTGGTTCTGAGCGTGAAGCTATTGACCAGCTCTATGGTGTTGCTGGTTTACAGCTTGGTGAAAAAGGTGCTGATGCTGATAAGACTCCACTTATCATCAAAATCACTCCATAATTGAATTAGGGGGTTGGCAAGTTGCAAGTTGAAGCTAGCGCAAGGTCAATCCCCAATTTTCTTAGGTCTGAATCCCTGATTGGGCTCAGGACTAAGATGCTTCAAAACAATGCAAAAATTGGCGGCTTTGTTCGATACTTTGACATTGGTCAGGTGACGATTCAAGGCCGCCTTTATTTTATTGCCTGGTATTATGAGCCAGAAAGATTGTCGGATTTCACTAAAGAAAGTGGGTCTGACTGATGGCAATTCCAGGTAATATCCTAGATCGTGAATTTGAAAAATTTGTTGAGGCTGGTCTAAACGAAACAGCAGTCAGGGTTGTTGTTGCTGGTGGTTCTTTTTCAACACAAGACTATTCGGATCAAGCCCTAAACCTTTTTGATGAATCGCTTGCTGTTCCTGGATCAACTCTTTCAACAATTGTCAGCTATGTTGTCCCTGTTGGAAAAAAACTCCTTTTATCTAGAGTTGAGTCATCGGGAGAAAACATCGCTACCTATTCAGTTTTGGTTGACGCTGCCACAATTGCAAAACAAAGAACTTATTTTGGCAGCGCGTTGAATGTTGAATTTAATTTCTATGCACCGAGTTCGATTGGTTATAAAATTTCATCAGGCCAAACAGTCCAAGTTAAAGTGATTCATTCAAGGCCAACAACTGCTGATTTTGAGGCAAGAATTTTTGGAGTGTTACTAGATGAATAAAAAAATAGAATTAGTTGAAAAACAAGTTGAGTTAGCAAAAGTAAAAGCAGCAAAAATGGATTTAGAACTAACAATTTTGAAAAAACACGATGAAATCGACAGAGTGCATAGAAATATTTTAGTGCAAGATGGTCGCATTACAGAGCTAGAGCAGATAATATCAAATTTAGAACAATCCAATTCGGAGGTATAAAAAATGGCAGATTATAATAGTTCATTACCAGTAAGATCAGAAGGTGATGCACACGAGAAGTTGCAAACAAAAATTGTCGACTATAACACACCGGCGCAAGGTCTTGCGATTGATGCCTCTGGTAACATCAGCGCAAAGTTACTTGATGATACTGGAACCGCATTTAGTTCTGGCAACCCACTTTACGTTTCTAACGTAGCGGCTCCTACAATTAAATATAATAGCTATCAAACAAGCGCGTCAGTTGCTTCTAATGCTTCTGTAAACCATGACTACACTGCTCTTGCTGCGATTAAACTTTTAAGAGTTCATGCTTCTGGATCTGGAAAAATTAAAGCAGAAGTAAAAGTTGAAACTGGTGTTGGAACTGGTGTTTACAATACTTTTTTTGTGGAGTTTAATTCAACATCAAGTCCAAACATTCAGATTCCACTTGATGCTCCTATTAGTGTTGCTTCTGGAGTTAAAATCAGAGTTACATTGACTAACAGAGACAACCAAGCACAAGATGTTTACTCGACAGTTTCAGCAGAGGGATAATTAATTGGCTGACTTAACCGATTTACAATCAGCGCAAACGGTTAAATTAGTGGGGACGGATTCCACTGGCGTAGAGCAAAACTTTGCGTCAGTGGATTCTGATGGAGACTCACAAACTAAAGTAAATGCTCTTTACAAAGCAACGGATCAATCAAGCAGTTTTTACCCTGACAATTCTGATATTGAAAATTCATCATCAAGGCTTAAATCAGATGTTCTTGGTAATTTAAAAGTTAGAGGGCCATCATTTTCTGATGAAGGATCATTTCGAGATGATTTTTCCAATGCATTTTTAACAGCACTAACTGGAACATTGACGTTCACAAATGGTTCTAAAACCGTTACTGGTATTGGAACTTCTTTTTTGACTGAGTTAAATTATTCAAATTATTTAAAACTAACAACCGATTCAAACAACTTTTTGACTAGAATCGGAACAATTATTTCAAATACTCAGCTTGAGTTAGAAGATCCTTATCCTGGTGCATCTGGAACAGATGGAGGCACAAAATCTTTTTGGCTAATTCAAACCGGAACAGGTGGAACAACTCAACAGAATGGAACTCTAGCAACTATTGGAGCTGGAACAAACGCATCAAGTTATAGCTCAATACAAAGACTAGAAGATTATTGTCCTTTTATTTTTTCAACTTATGGCAGAATCACGCAAAGAATTGCAAACCAATCGACCTATTTTGGCTATCGTTCTACAAGAACAAATCCAGATATAAGAGCAGAATTTGTTTTTTCTGGAACCGTTAACACTACTGTTTCTTGTGTTACGGCGTCAAAAAATAACGCTCAAAACACTGAAACAACTGCAGTAACAATTCCGAACGGATCAACTAGCGCAATTGATCACCAGTACATTGTTGAAGTTCAACAAGATAAAGTTGTCTTTATTATTGACGGAGTAATTGTTGCAACTCATTCAAATCATATCCCTGGACCATATGAGGTTTTGAATGTATTTGTTGGAATTGAAAATACTGGTGTTGCAGCAAGCGCAACTGATGTAATTATTG